TTGGGAAGTCTAAAATTTTTGTCACGCTTTAACATAATGTATCCTTTTCAAAAAGTGGGGTCATTGCGACCCCACAGTATTACGCAGCTTTTGCTTCTTGTAGAAGTTGTGGTTTAAACTCTTTGAGTTCGTTACCAATTTCAACCTTGCGAGGTTTCTTGTGTTCAGGAATAATATTCTCAAGACCAATTCTGAGAATACCGTCTTTGAACTCAGCACCCTTCACTTCGATTGTGTCAGCTACGGTGAGTGTTTTGGTGAATGAACGAGTACCAATGCCACGATGTAAGTATTGAACATCAGCATCTTTCTCTTTTCTCTCACCTTTTACTGTGAGAGAGCCATTCTCAACTGTAATTTCAATTTCATCTTTTGAGAAGCCTGCAACGGCCAACTCAACGACATAACGAGATTCATCAAGTTTGAGAATGTTGTGTGGTGGGAAGGAAGAAGAAACTTTTGCTACATCAGATGCAAGAAGTCTCTCAACATCATCAAAGAATCTTTCAAATCCCAAAGTTGTATGGGCAAGAGGCCCAAATGAAATACGACCAACTGTCATAGTTTATCTCCTTTTCAGCGAGTTACAAAAATATGTGACCCTTTCGGCGTCACATTTATTTATCCGAAAGAACCTCAAAGGCTTCTTTATTTGCCATATAGGTCCTTTCAGGATTCTTTTCATTGTATACACGAATGAATTTCATGCCACCTTGTTCGTCAACGGTGTCATAAGATTTTGTGTATACAATATCACCAGTATATTTATTTTTCAAACGAACAATATTTTCCACTTCGCTCACCTCAATAATCGTTTGTCTTCTTACCTATGTTATACTTTGTAATCAGTTGCCAATCATCTTTTTCTTTGAAGGCGATAATTTTTATTTGATGCAACGGTGCTACATTATCACCAATTACCTCTTGATTTACGATTGTTACGAGTTCCCATTCTTCAAGTAATCGTGCAATTGCATTTCTTCGTTGTATATCGTTCTCTGAAAGATTAGACGGTTTGCCATCTAATGCAAATAGTTCTTTGAAGTGTACAATATAGTACCTTCCTTGTTTGTGAAGTATATGACAGGACTGATATAAGACTTTTTCTTTGCGTGAAGAAACTCCAATTCGGGTAAGTGTCTCACGAACCTTTAGAAAATCGTCTTGTTCATTCAACGCCACTTCAATAAATCTAGTCAGATCCACCATTTCGTTTTCCTAATCCACCAATATCGGCTTGTTCTTTTAGTTTTTGGATTTGTTGCTTTGTGAGAAGCCTAAGTGCTTCTTTGGCTTTGGTGTTTGAAAATTGAAAGACAGTTTTTATACATTCTATATCTTCACTTTTTTCAGGCTTTACCCACTTCGCAAATGGTCTTTTCTGTGACCTGACTGTATTTATCAAAAAATCATTTTGTAACTTTTTATCAATGAAATGGCGCATATTCATCTCATTTGCGTACATTATGCAGTCCTTATGATACGAAAGACTACGATTTGTCAGAAAAGGATTGTATTCTTTCTCTGTCAATTCATCAACAATCAACTGTTTCTTTGACTGCATTATGGCATTTACATAATCAAATGGGTTACTCATGTCAACATCCTTATCAATCCAACACTATCTATTGTAACAAGCAATAGGTAGTTTGCAAGCATACCAAATGATTGGCGAGTATAAGCAGCCCAAGCATACATAGCGCAACCACAAATCCAAATAGGGTATAGTACCAGTAACGGTGGATTGGGAACTGTAACAGCCATAGTAATAGCACAACCGATGCTAATAGCCCAGGCAACAAACTCAACACCAAAACGAAACTTGTTAGAATTCCAATCATTTCGTATCCATTCTAATGTAGGTCCGAATATACTGTTTATCATACAAACTCACAACTTACCATGAGTTCAGTCAGACAGGCGACAGTATTGATCTCTTGGTCTGCAACAAAGGCAGCCTTATACTGATAACCTGCAAGAATCACAACTGCTTCTGGTATTGATTGTGGTTTGATAAACTCATACATCGCATCATAGAGTTTGCGATAGAGTGTGTTAGGATCAATTTCATTTGATGCGACCCATTTACGAATTGCACCAAAATCTTTCTCTTTGATGTTTTTGACCAACTCACTAATTGACACATCACCAATCTGCGAAAGAATACCAGTATCAATCTTACCAAACTGAGAGTATCGTTGCAGTTCATTTAACACACGCCGAAAGTCAGGAAAGTGTTTCTTGATCAACTCAGCAATTACAGCATCATCATAGTCAACCGATTCACTTTGCAAAATTGATTGAATACGCTTGAAGAAGGCAGAGGCCATCTTGGCTTTCTCACCATTCTTCAAACCAAATTCAATAACTGCACATCGACTATGAAGTGGTTCTATGATACGATTTTTATAATTACAGGTAAATACAAATGAACAGTTGCCTGCAAATTCTTCAATCGCATTTCTTAGTGCAGGTTGTGTAGAATTGGGATTGAGATAATCAGCTTCGTCAATGATGATGACCTTGCGGCCACCAGACAAACTCATTGACGATGCATAGTTCTTTATCTTAACACGAAAGGTGTCGATACCGCTTTCGTCAGAACCATTGATTACGAGATAGTCGCATCCGATTTCGTTGCACAGAGCTTTCGCTACTGTTGTTTTGCCTACACCTGGACCGCCACTCAACAGGAGATTTGGAATCATTTTCTGATTCACATACTCTTGAAATGGTTTCTTGAGACGGTCTGGTAGAATACAATCTTCTACGGTCTTCGGCCGGTATTTCTCCGTCAATAATAGATGTTGCATAATATAGTTCTTTCACAAAAATCATAATTTAGTCACGCTCATTTAAACGAGCAACCACAGTCGCCATGTCTTCTTCAACTGACCATGTTTGACCTGTGGTACCGTAAATATTTGTTATTGTCTGCACTTCGTTTGTATCGTGATCAGTATTAACACCTTCAAAGATCGTCATCACGTTTACAGAGTTAATTGCGATTGAATCGGATGGGTTGCCTTTGAAAGCGTTTGTAAAGAATTTAATTGACATTATGCACCTTTCTCAAATTTAGAACCTGCTTCTGTTGTAATCCAATATTGGAGATTCACACTCTTATTCTTAAAATGAGAGATACCTTTTGATGAAATAGAAACATCATAAGAACCAGGAAGAATCTTGGTAAGATTTTCTGTCTTGAAAACCATACGATACTTATCACCGTTACCTTTTGTAAGTTCAAGAGAACCTGTGTGAGCTGAATCGTTTTGAAGATCAAGAGTGACTACATTAATTTTACTGCCATCAGATTCAATTGCAATTTGCGGACAAGAAAGAATTGAGGCCTCTCTCATCACCCAATCAAAATCTTCAGCAGTCAATAGAAAATTAATCTCTGGATCAGGCATTGAGATTTGTTTTTCTGGTGGCAGAGTAATCATTGTTGGCTCACAGAAACGATAAGTTTGCTTTGATCGTCCTTTTTGACCAACAATCTTCATTTGTTTTTCTTCGAACTCTAAAGAGGTATCATCTTTATGCATTGAAACAACCGAAAGAAAGTTATTCAGATCGTAGATACCAAACTCAACTGGAATCTCCTCTTGAATAATAACTTCAGCCAGAATGTTTTTGTGATTTGATACTGTCTTTAGTGTTTGACCTTTTTTGAAAAGAATACCAGCATTGATGTTGCCAAAATTCTTTAGAACGCCGAGAGTTTCACTTGAGAGTTTCATAATTTATTTTCCTTTGTTTCTAGGTCATGCACATGTAACATTATAATAGCATAATGCAAAACTTTCAATAGGTCTTTGCGATTTCTGCCTTCTTTTTTACCATACCTTTGTGCATACTTAACGATATTACCTCTGGTAAACCCAATACCATCACCGTTGTCAATGATGAATTCTGTGGTTTGAAGTTTACTTTGAGAGTAATGTTCGCTGTATGTGTTGTCAATATACTCTTTCAATTCTTGTAAAAGAGCACGTTCATTATATTTGTAATCAATCATAATCGACGAGTAAACTGTGCAACAGCAGGCATGTTACCACTAAATGCGT